GCTGTGGTTGACCACTGGCCGCCGAACAACTGAGTCGGGGATGTGGACTGATAGTAGTATTGGACTTGCTGAGTGACCGCATCTGCCTTCGTTGCGAAGGTATCAGAGAATTCAGTCTCGATGCCTTCTTTGGCGATGTTGATTGACCCGGTCACATACTCTTCAGTCGCATAGCCTGTCAAAGAATCATCCGTGTAATCCTTTGCGTTCTGCTCTGCGTCATTCGCCCAGTTCTGTGCGTTCTGCTCAACTCTGGCAAGGTCTGCTCTGGTGACTTCGCCTTCCTCTCCGGGATCGTATGAGATGCTGATTTCACCTGTCTGCAAATTCCAGTAGTTTTTGCCCTTGGCATCCATGATGATGCCAGCTTTTAAGAGATTGGCGTTGAGCGTACCTGTGTCGATGTAGTCCGCAACGAAATGACCATCGAGTGTCCATGCGGTGCGATAAGTGTTTCCACCGTCATTGCTGAAGCCGATACCGTTTTTGTTGATTCTAAGGATATTGACCGCCGAGCCTTCCTCCGGTGAGTCCATGAACAGCAATTCGCTCGGTGTGCCGTCATCCAGGTAGATCCATTTAACGAAGCCGCCATAGCCGCCCGTGATCAAGGCAGTAGCGGCGTTGATTGCGTTCTGCAGCATTGAGTGCGTCGGGACTTCTTTGTACACTTTCGACTCCACCATCGTGGTGATCTGTTCCGCCAAAGTTGTCTTCGGCGCTCCAAGCTCCATCGAGGTGTATCGCTCGTTAAGCACATCGTAGTCGACCGCAATGCACTTCGCAGATGCGTTAATCCCCGCCTGCTCATAGTAAATATGGACCGTATCGCAGAGCGAAACTCTCTGCAGCACCGCCACATCTTTATAGTCTTCCGTTTGCCAAAGCTGCTCAAAATTGACTGTGATGTTATCTGCTGGCTGCAGCGAATCACCGCTCGCCAATTTAGACGCTGCCTTTTCTCTCAGCTGCTCGACAGTCGGCTTCTCTTCAAAGTCCTGAGACAGATCCAACGGGATCGCTTTTATTGAGTAATAAGTGACGTCGATTTCCTGTGAAGAATGGTCGACAATTTCTTCGTTTGTGTGTGATTCAAGCTGAGTCGTGCGGACCGGAATGCTTTCGGCAACGACAAGCAGTTCCGGCAGCGTCACCGTTTCGTCTTCTGATGCCCAGAACGGAGCGACTGCGTTATATGTGTTTTCATAGGACGTTTCCCGGCTGATGTCAGCCAGGTTCTTTCCGTACCGGATCGATACGCCGTTGTCGCTTCCTCGATTCAGATAGAGCTTAACGTTATAACCATCCCACTCATATTCGCCTTTGCCGTACACATCGAGAATAGATCCTGCCATTCCGCCGAGTGCGTTTCGGACGGATACCGGAGTCGTCACCCGGAACGTGCCGGTTACGGACTTGTCGGTCCAGAACGTGAATGGATTATCGTTCGCCGACATCGCCGGCATCTGGGCCAGTGCCTGGGCACAGGACGATGCTGTGTACGGATTTAAAATGATGTTGCTCAATAAGTAAGAAATGTGCCGGCAGTAAAATGTAACCGTCCCACTGATGTCCGGCATCGAATTTCTGTAAATAAAAAACGGCTGAGGGTCTTTCCTGTCATCGTGGATTGCCACGATAAAAGCACCCTCCTCCATTTCTTCGTAATGTCTGCCTGTGATTGGATAATCGAGTTCAAGTTCGTATTGACCGTTGCGCTCTTCGTGCACAACGCAGCGCGTCGCTTCCGCAAGTCTGCCCAAACCGTTCGCTGTAAAATCCCGCTCTTCGGGACCGAATAAGATTGGAATCATAACTTCCACCACCTCGGTGTGATGACCACTCTGGTGATTCCAGAGCCAAGCGTCAGCGTATTAGAACCTGGCTTCAGCTTCGGGAAATCGTTTCCGGAGAATGTGACATATTTGTTGCAGACTGTTGTTCCTTTGAAACACTCCATCATTTCGCAATCGATGTCTGTGTAGGTGTCACAGGCGCTGATCGCCACTTCTGTTCCGTTGATGGTGAATGAACCTGCTCCATATGCCCTCAGCAATGGCTGAGACGCAAAGTTTGTCGGATTTTCTATTGTTCCGTTTGCGGTGCGCGATGTCGATGTCTCGCCACTTTTAAGCCATTTCTGCGGCTTGCAGTCGAAAGTCAGGTCAATCGCACCACTATGCAGATAAGCACGCGGAGACGGTTCTAAATCGGTCATAACGACGCCTTCGCGGAAGACCGTTAGGTCATCGGTGCATTCAATCCGCTGATAGCCCGACAGAGATCCGATAAACTGGGCAAAATCATCATAATTTTCCCTGAAACCACTTTTTATGACGCAGTGATACGTTAGCTGAACATTTTCGAACACACCATCATCGATGATGAGGTCACCATTTCTGCCGGGAATCTGCAGTTTGTTCGTTCTCCGAAGCGGCTTTCTGTGCGTCTGGATTGTGTCGACGAAGATTCCGAAGTCGCTCAGCGCCTGGTTTGAAACGATTAATCTATTAACCATAGACCGCTTCCCCTCTCTTCGTTGCGTGTGTGATCTCGTTCATGACTTCTTTCGCCAGCGTTCTGGTGTCCATGCCCGGAGCCGCATTCACAGTCATGTTGATGACGGTGTCGCCCTTTGCCATCTGGCGGAGCATCGCTTCGCTCATGACCACTTCAGAGCCTCGTTCACCACCACCGAGCAGTTTCCCGTTCATCGCTCCGAAGATGGTCGCGTTATTCAGCAGCATAGGCTGCTGCATCGCTTTTGCATACCAGGACACATCAATCTTTGGAACACCTTGCTTCAGCCAGTCGATCGGATTCCACGAACCCTGAACACTGAAGTGAGGCATCGGCAACTTCGGCCATTCAAACTTGAAATTAAACAGTCCCTTGATCCGGTCGATGGTTTCGGCCACTTTGTTCTTCGCCGCCTCAATCTTCTCGCTGATGCTGTTTTTGATTTTTTCAAATGTATCCTTGATCGAGTTCCACAGTTCGCCGGCCTTTTCTTTAATGGTGTCCCAGTTCTTATAGAGCGCAACACCGATTGCGACGGCTGCCGCAATGCCGGCAACGATCAATGCGATAGTGCCTATCATCGGCAGCATTGCCACATTCAGCGCCGCTGCCAATCCCGTGATGGTCGAGATGATACCGGCGATCGGACTTATCGCAGCCACCAAGCCGAGTACTGTCAAAATGAAAGCCTGTGTTCCGCCGTCAAGGTTGCCAAACCACGACAGTACATTCGTAACCACATCAACGAGCGTTTCAAGCGCAGGAATGAGAGTGTCTGCAAGTGCCGCTCCGGCAGAGAAAAAGGCCTGTTCCGCTTTGCCCTTTAACTCGTCTATCTGGTCATTGAAAGCGACAGCGTCTGCCACTGCATCACCACTCAGGATGTTGCCCGTCGCTTCAGCGTCCGCTCCTAAATCTTTGAGAGCCTGTCCGCCGTCATCGACAACGCCAGCCATCTCCATGGCGGATTTGCCGAACAGATCCATCGATAACTGGTCACGTTCGGTCTCGTTTGCCACCTGTCCGAGCGCAGCGATAGTCTCATACCAAACTTCAGTCGCGCTTCTCATCGTGCCGTCTGCGTTGGTGACAGAGATGCCCAGTGTGTCGAAAGCAGCGTTTCCGCTTTCCATGTTCTTGGTCAGTTTAGTGATTGACCCGGTCATGGTCTCAAACGATACATCGATGAAACTCGATGCATACTGCATCTTCTGAAGTTCTTCGACCGTGAATCCTGTGACATTAGACATGGTCAGCAGGTCATCCGCTGTCGCTGCTGCTTTGCCAGCCATTGCAATCATTCCACCGGCAGCAACTGCTGCTCCTGTTGAGAGCGCTTTTGTCTTGTCTGCCACCTTGCCTGCAGCGTCTGAGATCTTCGAAAGTTCAGCCTGCAGTTCTGTCGGAACGTGTACTTTCTTCGCCGCTTCCTCCAGTTTGTTCATCTCTGTCTTTGTAGAGATGATTTCCCGCTGAAGTGCATCATATGTCGCCTGGTCAACCTCGCCGCCGTTTTTGATGGTATCGTCCAAAGTTTTCTGCTGATCCTGCAGGATCTTCAGCTTGTCTTTGGTCTTTCCAATCTGATCGCCGAGCAGTCTCTGTTTCTGGGCGAGCAGTTCGGTGTTCTTTGGGTCGAGCTTGAGCAGTTTATCAACATCTTTCAGTTGCTTTTGAGTATCGTTAATGGCTTTATTCGCGTTGCCTAATTCGCTTGTGAACTGCGATGTGTCCGCGCCAAGCTCGATCGTGATTCCTCTGATCTTTCCTGCCATTAATTTCCCTCCTACCAATTCATCACATCTTCTTCTGTCGCGACGGTTGCCCACTCGCAGTCGTCGTTCGACTTCTCAATCATGAGATCGAGTGCAAACCCACCGTCAATCAGGTCCAAGTCTTCTAATGAAAGACCGACCTGCAGACAGCGCAGAATGAATAACGCCGAGCTGACCGGGCGGTCAGTCGGCGCTACACGTTTTTTTCCTGCACCGTAATGTGCATCGATTCCGCCCAGAGTCTCGTCAGCTCCGGGACAACTTCCGCAATGGGAAAGACGTCAAACCCGTCGATCCAATCCATCGGATCGTCCGGAACCCCCGGATCTGCCTGTCTCGCCATCGTATACGCGATATTTAGCGCGACCACAAGAGCTTCGCTGGTCATTGCTTTTCCACCGGCAGAGGCTTCGCTCAGTTCGGTGATGTCTTTTATCAGGTCATGGCCAAACCACGCCCTGTAGCGCAGGACCGTTCCCGCGTTTGCTCTGAATCTGACAGACTTCCCGTCAATGTTCAACGTCTTCTCCATGCGTTATCTCCTCAGTTTGCTTCCGGTACTGCTGTGAACCACGACGCATAGGCTGCGTCAGAAGAAAGCGCAGATGCCTTTACGGCAGCATCGGTCGGGCGCGGAATTGCCCGGATAGAAACGCTTTCGTGGTCAGGTGCAATGGTGTTCGTCTTCGTGTTTCCGCTGACGGATGGTCTTCCGCCATAGCAGTAGAACATGCATCCGCGCTTGCCTGTGACGGTTGCGTCGCCCCCAACGGTGAACTCGAACATGATTGCAAACGGTGACGAAACAGCGTCAGCCTTCTCGATCAGAACACCGTTTGTGTTCTTTGCCCAGCCAAGGATCTCCGTGAAATACTCATCCGGCAGCTGTTCAAACTCAGCGTTACCGTTATATCCATTGTTGTTCTCGTCGTAGAACCAGGTAATATCGTCAGCATTCTCTTCGACTGTCTCTGCCTGCGGGTCAAGAGTAAGTGCGACGATTCCCGGAGCAGCAAACGGTGTTCCGTATGTAATCGCTCCGGCTGCGTCTTCCGTGACCTTTGCGATATGAACATTTTTGACACCGAATTTAATAGGTCTTTTTGCCATGCTATCCTCCTAATAAAGTAAGAACTGATATGTCACCATGTACATCTGTTCATCAATCAGATATCCTTCTGATTTTTCAAAATAAAAGTCCGCCAACGCAGACTCGACTGTTTCTTCCAGAGAGGTGCTCTTTTCTTTTGAATAAAGTTCGACCTGGATTTCTTCGATCATATGCCACTGGGCATCTTCCGCCGGTTCCGACTGATTGCCGGCAACCAGGTAGACAATGAATGGCAGAGCCTGCGCATCGTTGAAGTGATCAAACGCCACAGGAAGACCTGTTGCGCTTAGAATGTCGGCAATATCGCTCAATTTCATTTCAGGATCTCCTCCAGAGCGTTCTCAAACGCTTCAACCGCTTCCTGCTCGACCGGTTCAATGTGTTTTACCGGAGCAGTCTTTCCGTATGTCCTGCCGGTTCCGTTTTTGATGACATGACCATTCTCAAGAAGATGCGTCAGCCGGTAATCTGTCGCGTTATAAATAACGTTCGTATCGGCTTTGTTGCCCTTCTCTGTCTTGACACGCCATCCTTTTGCATAACGGCCCGACTGTCTCGGCGAAGTAGACCGCAGCCGGGAAACTCCCTCTTTCGCGATCTTCTTGCCGGCAGTGTTCAATCCTTCGATGACTTCCTGGTTGAAGTCTTTCAGGATGTCTTTCAGCGCACCGTCAAGCGCACCTGCATCGACTCTAACTGCCATGGTCGGGCATCCTTTCGAGATACAGTTCCATGCGCTGATTCCGCCTTGCAAACGTGCGATAGACTGAATATTTCTCGCCGTTCAGTTCAACGAACTTTTCTCCGGTGTACTCAAACGCCCAGATCGTCACCGACAGCGATGGATTCAATCCGACCGTCCGGGCCGCGTTGAATTCCGCCCGGCTGATCGAATCAATCTGCGCAAACACTGCTTTACGAGTTTCGACCGCTACCTGCTGGCGGATTGCGTCCATCTCGTAATGCGTGCCGATCAGATAGATCTTTTTAGTCCTGTCCATCGGCGACGCTCCATTCAGTGAAGCGGGAATCCGTTCCGAGCTGTGCCTTTAATTCGTCATAGGACGCTTTGAGACGGTCATACTCGTCCGGTTCTCCGAAGTTCATCTTGCAGTAGACTTTTATTGCTCTCAGAATCAGAGGATCTGTTTCGTCGATTTTGTCCGCTGCCACATTGGCGGGAATCAGATCCGACTTTGCTTCCTCGATCAGATCGGTCAGTTCTTCGTCGGAATCGTCATCGCTGATGAACATCGACTTCTTCACTTTGTCCAAAGTGCTCATGATTCAGTTCCTCCTTCAAATGAAAGGGGCAGATTTCTCCGCCCCTTGTGAATCGTGTTGATTGAAAATGATTAAGCGATGAACGCTGCAGCGTTGGCCTTGCGCAGGCAGCCTTCTGCTCTGAGGTAGCCGCCGATGACAAACTGCGCATTCTTGACATCGTCCTGAGACTTGATCTGTGTGTCGGCGACAACGTTGAGAACATACAGAGCCGGATCAACCACTGTGATCTTTGCCGCTGCATTGTCCTTCTTCAGTTCAGCACCGAGGACAACGCCTTCACGGACGATTGGCTGCTTGTTGCTGTCGACTTCCTTCAGGATTGCATAGTACAGATCCGCCGGTGCGTAGATGACCGGATTGGCAGCCTGTGTCGCTTTGCCAAGCGCTACGCCGATTGTCTCGAAGTAAGTAGCTCCGGCGGCTTTTGTCGTGCTGTTGGCAGCCGCGTCTGTAACGATCGATGCGAAAACGTCTTTTGCCAGCTGTTCGCCAAGAGCGTCGGCGACTTCCTTGACCAGGAATGCTTCCATAGCGCCCTGGCTCATCTTTGCTTCAGCATAGGAGATCTCGACATATGTCGTATAGTCCTTGCCAGCCAGGATCTTCTCGTTTGAAGTAAATGTCAGGCCGACAACAGTATCGCTGTCTTTCTTGCCCTTGCCTGCAGTTGTGAGATCCGGAGTCATCTGTGTGACTTTCATGACAATGCCGGATTTGATGATGTCGATGTCATTCAGAATCGGATGAGCTGTCAGGATCTGATCCCAGATTGCCTTATCTGTCGTTACCGGCAGAGCAACGCCGTCGCCATATGTAGTGTTGTCGGCAAAGATCGCTCTCTGCTCGGCTGTTGCCTTGTTTACGAGAGTCGCAAAGAACGCGTCTCTGTATTCGGGAGTTTCTTTTGTGAATCTTTTTTCTTCCATGGTCTTTTCCTCCTTGAATTCCTTAACCACTTCGCCGCTCTCTGTGGCGGCTTCTGCTTCGGCCTTGCGCTGTTCCGCTTCAGCCTTCAGCTCTGCTTTGCGCTCATTGAGCGCATCGATCTCGGATTCCAGTGCATTCAGATCTGCATCCTCAGCCTCCATCTCTGCTGAGATCGCAGACATGCGCTCCTGGATGTCTTCAATCTTCATTTCCTTGATTTCCATTGAAATCCTCCATCTTCAGCTTCATTCTCATCCGCTGGATCTGCTTCTGTCTCTCTTCCGCTGCGAGTCGCTCCGCCCGTTCTGCTTCAATCACTCCGTTGAAGTAGTCGCGTGTCGAGACTGTCAGTTCAGTTCCGGGATTCGCCGGGAAGCTCACCGGCGATATATCAAAGACCTTCGCAATCCGGTCAATGATTCTTGTGTGCGTGTCGCGGTCATAATGGTCTTCCGCGACTGTAAAGGCAAAGCTCATCTTCGGATAATTGCCTGCCTTGATCTCGTCGAACAGTTCTTTTGCTCTTGCTGTCCGGGATAGGTCAGTTGTGTGACCAAGTCCGTGGTCATCCGTGAACAGGCTGACCGTTCCGGCGCTTGTTCGTGCGTAGACAGGACCCTCGTGGTCGACTCTAAAGACCACATCCGTCAAGTCTGCATCGTCAAACGCATGCGGGTCGATCTGTTCGCTGTAGTCGATTCCGTCCTCACTGAAAAGGACATAAGGATCGAATGTCGATGCATAGCCTTTGACTTCATATGTATCTTCATCGGCTTGGACAAAGTCCATCGCCCTATATTCTCTATTCTGTTTCATCATTCGAAACCTCCTGCGCATCCGCGCCTTTGTATTCGCCTCTTAAGATCCGGACATCTCCGCCCTCAACCGGTGCCAGATTCCAGATCTCACGGATCTCATTGATGGTCATGATGCCACGGTCTGCCATCTGGGCCGACACATTCAGCTTGTCTGCGTTGCTCATATATTGCAGCCGGTTGGCCGTTGCCATAACCATGTTGCCGGCAGTGCGTTCGCGCTCACTGAAGATCAGCCGTGAAACAACTTCGGAGAACTGCAGTGCAAACGGCTCGATTGCGCCTTCGTAGAACGAAGCCCACTCGTCACCGGTGGCGATGTTCTGCAGGATCTTGTCGTTCACTCCAAAGTAATTGAACACGTTTGTCTGGATCAGCTTGAGCGAATCGGCATCAACAGTGTAAGGCTTCGACTCAATCTGCCGGATGTCGTTATAGGTGTTCGGAAACAGCAGCAGGCCGCCGGCTTCTGAATCTGCCTTCAGATTCTCGTTCGAGAACCGCTTTCGTTCTTCGGCCAGGTCTTTAGCGTTCGTGAAGTTGTTCAGCCGCGCCATGAATCTGTATGTCGCTGAGTTCTTCACCGCTTCCTCGACGCCTTGCCGCTGAATGTTGAGCAGCGCCATCGTGTCGGCAAGCGCTCTGTTTGAGTCACCGAAGAAGTCGTCGCTATACTGAAACTTTGTCATGATACCGACTTCTGTCACCCGGATCGAAGCCTTCTCGCCGGTATCGAATTCATATCTGATCCACGGCTCGCCGTTGTACTGAACGAGTGCGCATCTGGAAGTCAGAATCGGATAGATGCCGGTCACTTCGCCAAACTCTCCATATACCGGAACGATGAATGCGGTGTTCTTCATGTCCAGGATTGTGTTCAGCCTGTAAAGGAACTGTGACCATGTCTGAAACTCGTTTGGCGCCGCGTTTAAGCGCCGCCTGAGCGCCGGCTTTGCCGACCCGATAACTTCTACCTTCAGCTTTGAAATGTGTCTCGAACGGCTGTCTATGGCGCTTCTCACGAGTTCTGACTCGTATAGCCTGCCGTTCCATGCTGTGAATGTCGGCGAGTACGCCGTCAATGTCCGGAATGTGCCTTGGTCCTTGCCGGGAACAGGTGCATGGCCGAACAGTCTGTCAAATAATCCCATCTCCTCACCTCATTCGTTCTTGAGTTGCCCGCCAACTTCGCTCCACCATTTCTGGCGGACCGTCATCGCGTCTATTAAAGCAGCAGCGCCGTCTATGTGCGCTGCCGGTGCTATCTTTACCATCTTGCCTCTGCCCCGTTCTGTGCTCATCTTGATGGCTGCGTTCAGAAGATGTGCCTTCAGCAGATCGTTGTCTCCGATGTTCACCTTGCCATCCTTGATGAGTCCTTCAAACTCTCTCAGAACCGGGTACAGGTTCTCACCTTGGTATACATCGTCCATGTGAAAACCGTAGTTCTTCATATCCTGCACGAGATACTGTGCGGAGTATCGGTCATACCCGACCTTCAGCGGCAAGATCCGATACTGCTCGACCAGATCCGTAAACCACTTGTAACAATCGGCATAATCAATGAAGTTATCTCCAGACAGTTGCAGCAGGCCACGCTGGATATATATGTTGTACGGCAGACCGTC